GCTGCGCACATAGGTTGTTGAGCCATCCGGGATGTTTGCAATATCAGCCTGAGCATCAGCTAACGTCATATACTGACGACTGAGGGGGATCAGGTTCTGGCGCGTTTCTTCCACAGCAACATTTGCGGCTGAAATTATTTTTTTCGTTGTCCCATATAGAGAGTCCCTCTCTTTCTCAAAACGATCTATGAATGTATCACCATCACTGTTCATATAGTCATCAAAGGCCAACGCATTGTCGTTAAGATCTTTCATGCTATTAGAAGGGCGTGAATTTCCTGTATTGTATCTTTGAGGCATATGATTTCCAGACAGGAGCTAAGCTACTGTGTAGTTAATAATAACCTAAAAATTATTGATTTGATGACGATTTCGAATTGATAAAACCCAGATTCCGATATTTATTTAAAATAATTCTGAATATTTATTTTAAAGCGGACATGTCAGTTTTTTATATATTACTCATTCTCGCCATTGTAAAAATAACGCAAAAAAACACGACATTTATATCATGAATATTCTTCAATAATAACTATTCCGTCACGACCTGCCGCGCCAGCTTTCACGGGTTGGGATGGGCCATTTGAACAACCAGATGCACCAGAACCATAACCGCCACCAGTATTTGCAGGTGTATTTATTGCCGGAACTGCCCCGCCAACCCCAAGAGGGCTATTTGCTCCACGTGACCCCACTGCATAACTTGTTGATACAGCAACTGCAGGCTCAGAACCAGCACCAGATGTACCTACGATATTCCACCCAGAGGGGCTGTTTGAGTTCGTGTTAGCAACTGGCTGAAAAGGAGGGTTAGCTGGCCCTGCTGGCAACCCGGATTTACCGCCAGGGGCGGAGATAAGTGCTCCTACTGAGGTTGCACCCCCATCCCCTCCGTATGGTGAAGCCGCTGTACCGCCCGCGCCACCAGTACCAATGGTTACCATTGCTGACGTTAATTCAGATACGTCATAAATACCTTCGGCATACGCCCCGGCGCCACCACCATTGCTTATCGAAACTTCCCCATTTCCTGTCGCCGGTGCTGCAGAACTACCAGCCCCAGCACCTAACACCCGAATGCGCCACTTTTTTGCACCAGATGATTTTGTAAACATTCCACTGCTGGTAATAACTCTTGGCACGCCCAATAGGCGGCCACTAATAACGCCATTAATTGCTTTTAATATTTGTGAGTCGTCATCAGGGTTTAATGTGTATCCTAAACCCTCAACAAGGTTAACCAATTCTCTTTGAAATGTATTAAGCATTTCAGCGTTGATAATCGTCGGCGATACCCCGTTAGCAACGTTACCATTAGTATATTCGCCATTAGCATCAGCGGTATCGGTTGTACTTCCAACTTTTCTCATATTTACCTTCAGTTTTTAATTTGAAGAAATGTTTCCTGATGCAATATCAAATATCGTTGCAAATTCAGGGGTGACTTCATAGACCCCTTCATCATTGAAACCGAAATAGATATAGCCAAATTTGACCAGTGTATAAGACGGTGCCAGTGCGTTTATACGACACTCCAACTGACGATTTCCCCATGAACGGAGTGGGTCTCCGCAATAACTAAGCCCCGCCCTGGCATAAGAGATGGTGGTATCTTCAGCCTCTACCAGCCATACAAAAGGCCATTCATCACCATTTAGCCCATCCCCACAGACAGACAGACCGGCGCGGGCCTGTCGATATTCTTTAATTGTTATGTTGTAGCCCAGCGCTTTGGCAATACCAATAAAATAAGCTTTGGACTGACCACCTGTACTGATTAATTTTGAGACAATCGCCGCCTGCCTTTTTGCGATGGTATCGACCTCGCCTATTGAGCAGTCGTCAGGCAGACTCAGAGCCTCTTCCCACTCCGGTAGCATGATTGTTGCGGTTTTTGGAAAGGCGCCGCTCAGAATACTCAGAGCATCACTGTCACTACGCTGATAGCTTGCAGCCAGAGATCTGAGAACAGCATACTGAACCGTATCAGGGTCACGTGGCCACGCCCGCCCTGTAGGGATAAGCGCCTGGAGAGCCTGGCGGTAATCATCTGTAGTGAAGAGGCTCATGTATAATTCACCTCACCTCTCACCGGTAACTGGCCCACACCCGGCTCAATATTTGTCGTGGGTGAAACAAGAATGAATCCTCCGGTTCCGGCAACATCACCAATAGCCCGGTTAATATCGGATAGATAGATCTTCCCAGTCCCCAGCGGGTTTCCATTTTCAAAAAATACGCTGTCTATAGCTTCCGCAATCGCAGTTGTCGTTGCACTGCTGGCGCTGGAAATGCCACTGATCTCAAAATCAATAACGCCAGGAACGGGAGAGCAAACGTAGTTCAGGGAGGTGACGGGTGAGAGCAGGTAAATGTAATCGGCCACCCTGCCCTGATCGCCGGTAGCCTTTACTGCCCCCCAGTCATCCAGCGAGGAAATGCCATCAGTACCGACAGGAAAACCATGGTTCGTTTTGTCTTCACCATCACACATAATATAAATCACGACTGTTCCCGGCCCCATGCCACGGCGCCTGATCCATGCGCGAGTGACCCCAGAAACAGACAATGCCCACCCCCGGTAATCTGTATCACTTCCGCCCTGTGGCGGGTTTTGAAACGCCAGGAGTCCGCGTTGACGAAAATCCTCCTGAGTTTCAATATCAGCACCGCCGGTTGCCGGTTCGATCAACATCAGCGTATTGTCGATACCTGGTATGTTTGCATCCAGCGTCAGCAGTGTGCCGGCATCAGCGTTTCCCTTATTACCGCCGCCAGTCACATCATCTGAAATATCAGGCAAAACAGCCGTAATGGAAGTGGTCCCGCTTTTCTCGGCAGAGATGGACAGTTTTGAGTCGGTAACATACTGATAACCATCAGCACGATTCAGGACGGTTCCCGCGGGAAGATCGACACCTGCAGTCCCCGTAGCTTTTACTGCAGGAGATTTGGCAGCTGTCGCCGCTTTCCGGTAAGTTTGCTTAAGTGCCATCCAGCCGGCCAGCCACTCATCGGTAGCGGTAAATGGGTTTGTCTGTAGGGCGATGTAATCCATATAGGCGTAGTGCAGGTGAGCCATACCAGCGTCCATATCAGCCAGCACTTTCAGGTTTCCATACCGAAGTAATGCGCCAACCCTCTCAAGTTCCGCCTGCATGAACTGCTGATTTTCAGTTCTTAGTTCACTGAGCGTTTTTCGTTTAAATGGCATTATTCAGTTGCCTCCATAACCAGAAGAATTTGAACTCTTGCCAGTCACCGTCCGGAGGAAGATATCGGATGATAAGATTCAGCCTGGCAGGAAAAACGATTTCCGAGGTGGCCTGAATATCCCTGGCGATGCCGTCATTTTTCATCCACGCCAGCGCTTCTTCAGCGTACTGTTCTGCGCGCATGGCAACGTCACGGGTCAGCTTCTCTCGACGCAATAACCAGAGTCGCGAACCGATGGGTTTATCGTTATCCAGATCGCCCCACCATCCGCGGCGGTCAGTGCCTTCATAAGGGTCATCTGCGCGAGCAAGTCCGTCTGTGAAAAGGCTGATCAAAACAGCGGTATGCATATCATTGCCGGATGTCAGCACGCCGAAGTTTTCCTGCCAGTCGGCGTGCATCTCATCGATGTTCCAGAAGGATGAAATATCACTCATCGGCCACCTGCTCCGTTGTTTTTTCACTGGTGATAGTGCCTTCTCCCGACTGCACCTCTTTCACGTCGTGATCGTGAAGGTTATAGGCATCACGCAACTGTTTCAGCGTTTTGCTGTTCGATTCGCAGTTGTCCACGATATCGCCGGTGCATTTTAGTAATGGCGTATTGGCTAGGATGGATTCAGTGGCATTGATGGTGACAGTGGTGGCGTTGTTAACTTCTACATTTTTCCCTTTTGCATCAATGAAAACTCCATTTTCTGTCAGAAGAACATTCATCCCCCACTGGTTGTACATCACCGTTTCACCGGGGCTCAGATCTGAATAACGGTATCCCTGATGGTTGGTTGCTATGACCACCGGATTTGAGCGATCACCACCCAGGAATGCCAGCACAACGTCCGTTCCGACAGGTAACCCGGAGGAAAATCCAAACTCTGCCAGCCTGTGGGCGGTGGCGACTTCAAGCGGGGTTTGATACTGCACGGACTGGGTGCTGCCAGCATCCTTCATCGCAGTAATTCGCCCCACCCCCAGCATGCTGGCGATACGGTTTGCAAAATGTCGGAAATGGCTCATGGGTTGAATCCTGCAAGCTGTTGATAGAAGGCATAAGGCTGAACGGCAAAGGCTTCCGGAGGCATGAGTGTCAGCCTGGCATGGGTTCCGTCGCTGTCGCGTATAAATGTCACATCCGCAATCAACAGCTCGGTATTTGTCTGTCTTAACGTGGGGATATTGACGGGGATCAGCGTATTTGGCTCCCATAGCTTACCGGCCTTATCCCGCCAACTGTCTATCGTGACGCTTAGCTGCTTTGAGCGTCCGTACCGGCGGTTCATCTCCCAGTCAATGGCGCGCTGCGCTTGCTTCGAGGCCATCAGGGTGCTTTCAACGATAACGATGCGCTTTCGGTAGCGCATCTTCGCCGCTTCGGGGTCCCGCGCAGTCGCCAGGGTTACCGAGTCATAGGCCGTATCCGGTGAAAAACCGGCAATTGGAGAAACGCTCATCGAGACGCCAACATAGTCAGAAAATCTTTCAGACATATCGGCCCGGTAGTACGCCTGTTCGATATTTTCCCCTTCAGCCACCCCACTGGCTGCGCGACGGGTACCTACTCGCGTAAGAAGAAGATTTCCATCGGGCAGGTCGTAATACAGCAGCGCAGACCAGCGGGTTACCCGCTCAATGATTTCCTGCGGCGATTCTCCCCAGTTAATCGTGAACTGGGGAACATCAACCAGATCGTCAACATCACAAGAAACTTTGATGCCGTACCATGAGGCCAGTCGGGAAGCGATGCTCAGCGCATCACTCTGGTTGATAACGTTGTTTGGCCACTCAGCAGAACAGTCCACCAGGTCCTGACATTTGCTGCGACCATTTGCCTGTACCTCATGCCTTGCACGCGTAATTGCAGGCTCCCAGCTGTCGATATAGCCCGTCAGCACCAGATCGTTACCGATGCGCACGTCGCAGGACTGCCCCTCCTGTACTAACTGCTTCTCACTTGTACCAGGGTAGTAATCCATCAGGCCCAGGCTGAAATCGGACGGAAACCGTTCAATACTTCTAGTTACGCGAACCGCATCCCAGCCCTCAATAGTTTTATTGCCGACCGTTAACCGAACCACATCCTGATCGTCGCTCATTGTCGTAATACCTTCATTGAGGTCGGCATAAATGCCGGGTGAGGAACATTCGACTCCTGAATAAGCTC